ATCCATATTAACATCAAATCCAATTCCAAATGAATCTGCAACGGTGATGGAACTTACAGGTAGTTATATATTACCAGCACCTAAAACAAATTCTACTAGACCATATATATTGGCATCTACAACTAGTAGTGCATTTATTTCATGGTATGATGGATTATATGATTCGGCATCATTGTATGATACTTTAAACTATAATGCATTGATTTATTCATTGCCAGAATATATTCGTTTTGATTCATTAAGTGATGGTATAACTACATTCGTTAACATGTTAGGACAACATTATGATATTTTGTATACATACATAAATCATATGACTCGTATTAATAAACGAGAAGAAAATCCTAAATTAGGTATGCCAAATGAATTATTATATTCAGTAGCAAAACAATTTGGTTGGTCATTAACAGATGGAAATCAATCACAAGAATTATGGCAATATGTATTAGGTACATCAGAAGCTGGAATTCCACTTACTGGTTCAAATTCTGTTGGCGATCCGTCTGTTCCAGGCCAGGATATGACTTATGCAATATGGCGTAGAATTGTTAACAACTTGCCATTATTACTTAAATCAAAAGGAACTAAACGAAGTGTTCAAGCATTATTATCTTGTTATGGAATTCCACAATCATTAATTAGTATCAAAGAATATGGTGGTCCTAGATTAGAACGTGCGCCGATATATGAAAAATTAAATTTTGATTATGCATTAGATTTAAGTAGTAGCGCAGCTGGTACGGTAACAGTAAATTATACACAACCGATTCAATCAGTTGAATTGCGTTTTAGAACTGATGATGTTATTACTAATCCATTGTTACCAAATACAATGAATTTATATACCATCGGGTCTAATACTGTCAATATTGATTTTAGTAGTGGCACATTAGGTACTATACAAATTAATGGTACTAGTTCCGCGGATATTGAAATTTTTAATGGAGATTGGATATCTACCGTTCTTAGAACAACAGGTTCAAAATTAGAATTAATTGCGAAAAAATCTAAGTATGGTAAAATCATAGCAGCAGTTTCTGCTTCAGCTACGGCATCATTTGCTAGTACCGGAACTTTAACTTTAGGTTCAACTGCGACGGGTGCTAGTAGATTAGTTGGCCAACTTCAAGAATTAAGATTGTGGACTTCTAGTTTGCAAGAATCTCCATTTAATAATCATGTTAAAGCTCCTGGAGCATATGATGGAAATGTAGATGCATATTCCGAATTAGTATTTAGATTGCCACTCAATCAAAATATAAATCATACATTAACAGGTAGTTTACAAGGTAGTCAACCTGCAACATCAACAATATCTGCATCATTTGCCGGATGGTCATTAAATACTCCTTATGATTCTTTAGAAGAAACATATTATTATGACGCAATATCGTTAGGTGCTGGAACGTATGATGATAATAAAATAAGAATTGAACAAAATGAATTAGTTGGAACATTAGATGTTAAAACTAGAGCTGAACGAAGTCAATTTGATACGGCTCCATTAGATAGTAAAAAAATAGGAGTATATTTTTCTCCACAAACAATGATTGATGAAGATGTCATTGCACAATTTGGATTCATTGAATTAGATCAATATATTGGCGATCCGGGAGAAAATGATTTAAATTCATATCCGAGATTAATTCAAGCTGCACAGTCATATTGGAAAAAATATCAAAATAGAAATGATATTAATTCTTATATTTCAATGTTTACGTTGTTTGATTTGTCATTTTTCCGACAATTAGAACAATTACTGCCTGCACGTACAGATAAAATGGTTGGATTGTTAATTCAGCCAAATATATTAGAACGAAGCAAAGATACAATATTACCAACTATTGAAAGATTTGAATCATTTTATTCATCATCAATTGAACAAGTACAACCAGCAACGACCGGAGACTTTGTTTCTTATACTGCAAGTTTAGGTGGTAATATTTTATCATTAACTGGTTTAGATGATGATCAGTGGCAAGCATATATAACAGGCGGAGATGCATCGTATGAAAGTACTCCATATTCATATGAATATTTGTTATATTCGGGTAGTACTTGGATTACTGCATCATCTCCATATTGGTTAAGTGATGCATTACAGCCTGTATATTTAGATAGCGTTTTATCTGAATTTCGATATATATCTGGATCAACACAATATATAACATCATCATATCCTGTGGGATATTATGGTACTAGTTCATATGGTTCTAGTTCATATGCAAGTTCTAATAGATTTACTGGTAGTTTTGCGCAAGTACAAGATTATTTACCAACGGGTATTGATAATCAAAGATACTCAGGCTGTAAAATGTCATCACCGGGATTTAATATTAATTCAACACAAACCGTAGATGGTGGTCCAGTTGCGGAGTATTCAACAGCTAATCCAAACCAATTGATTTATCAATCATATGGTGATCAAGGAAGTTTTGTTTTAGCTCGATAAATTTGTATGGTGTATATTTATATTAAATAAGGTAAAAACATATGGGATATTTAGATAATACCAGCGTTACAATTGACGCAATTTTAACATTGAAAGGACGTGAATTGTTAGCAAAAGGCGGCAATGCGTTTAATATTACTCAATTTGCATTGGGTGATGATGAAATTGATTATTCATTATGGAATCCAGACCATCCACTTGGTACTGCATATTACGGAACTATTATAGAAAATATGCCGATTACAGAAGCAATTCCAGATGAAACTCAAGCATTAAAGTATAAATTAATTACGCTTCCAAAACAAACAACAAACATTCCTGTTATTACTGTAGGAAATACTTCAATTACATTGTTAGCACCAGGTGATAGTACTAATATATCTCCTAATACAAGTAATTTCCAAGGAGGAAATGCAAATCTAGGATATACTGCAATATTATCTGATTCAACAGTTGCAGACATTCAAGTAACTAGAGCATTACAAACATCAATATTACCAACGACTCCTCGTTTTATTGGCGATAATGAAGATGCACAAAGTGTAGCAGTTGCTGGATTTGAATTCCGTGTAGTTGCTAAAACACAAATAATTGAAGATAAAACTGCTACAATTACAATAATTGGAAATGAAACGGGTGGTAGTGTTACTATTAATTTAACTGTTAGAAAAGCAACCACTGCAACAATATAAAACGGAAATTAACATGAAAATGAATAACTTCATTGAAAAATTAAAACAACAACCAAGAATTGGTGGAGTTCCTAGGAACTTAGCTAATGTTGGTACTCAAGTAACTCAAGCAGTTCAAGCCGCTACAACACCAGCAGCATCTACACAAATCATTAATGAACAAGTACAACAACTTGCTCAACAACTTGCAAATCAAATGGTTGCAGAAATGCAACAATCGCAAATTTTAGCTCGTAACGGCCGAACATTTACGAAATTTGATTTAGTTAATGATATTGTTGCAAATCAAATTGAAACGGTTACTGCAGGTGTTTGGAGTGATAATGTAGCAAGTTTAACTACTTTTTTTACATCATCAGTTGAAACAACATCACAACGTCGATATTATATCGATGTATATCAAGCAAATCCAAGTAGTTCTACATCGGAAGTACAATTTGCATTAGCATTTGGACATGCATTAGGTAGTGGATCTGATTCGCAAGGACAACTTAATGATTCTCCTTCGAAGGCAATCTATTCACAATACCGACAACTTTTATTGAATCCGTCTGATACTAGATTTACCACAGCAGGTTCTGGTAGTACAGATTATGTATATGTTGTTAACTTTAAACGAAATAGAATTAAAGAAAGTTTAGATCCAGGCAATTGGGAAATTCCATTAATTGATATTTCTTCTAGAGCTACTAATGCAACTGGTTCTGTTGTTACGGGAAGTAGTTCAACGATAATTAAATTAATTGATGATTCTTCTATTACTACCGGAACTACTACTACAAGTGGTAAAGTTTATAATATTGTTTCTGGGTCAATTAATTCGGGTGTATTTAATCCAACAGCACCAGTATATTACGGATTAGCATATCCATCTTTTGGTACATTGATTTTAGATGGTAAGATGCTCGATCAAAATTTAGGATTTGCTACAGTAACTGGTTCTAGTGTTGAAGGAAATAACCAGTTTGTATTATTTCATTCTATTTCAGGATCTTCAATTTTTACAGATCCAGCTACTTCAGATCCATATGGTTTCCAAGCAAGAAATTCAGAAAGAATAACAAGTACGCATTATTTTGTAAGAATTAAAAATGCTGAATATAATTTTTCAAATAATCCATCATATGTAACTGGTAGTGTTGGTCAAATAGCACAATCTACTTTTATAGGTGACCCTAAAACATATATTACTACGGTAGGATTATACAATGATAATCAAGAATTGTTAGCAGTAGCAAAACTTTCTAGACCATTATTGAAATCATTTCAGCGAGAAGCACTTGTACGAGTTAAATTAGATTTTTAAATCTACACTGATTTAAGCCCTGTTATATTTATAATAAAGTATAGCAGGGTTTTTACTGAATATGGCCGAATCAAGAATAATACAAGAAGACTACCAAGGAATATATCCAACTGTTTTTAAAAAAATAGATCAAGCGGATGTAATGGTTAATTCATTTCAAGCAAATAAAGCTTGGACTATTACATCTGGTAGTAGCACTGGTAGTATGTTGGTACTTCGAGGAATCTATAGTGATGTTAATCAGTTACCAGCATTGGGTTCTGAATTAACATATAATGATGTTGCCAATATTAATGGCAGTTTGCAATCAGTTACATATTTTTCTATTAATCATATGTTTTATAAATACAAAACACAACCGTTTAAAACATATGGCCCTACTAATTTAACACAAACAAAAAAGGCATTGTATCAAAGTGCATCGATATTTTCATTCCCACAAATTAAAATTGGCGAAGGTATAAAACCAAAATCATTTTCATTTACTGGATCTGCTGTTACATTGGCATCTGATTTATATGGAAATGTTTATGATGCCGCATTTAATACGTCATCAATTGTTACTGCAGTAAAATGGTATGAAGGATTTAACGAATATTTTGATACTTCTAGAATTGAATATGAATCTTCGAATGTAACATATGTATCAGGTGTACCTACATCAAATGGTTCTCAGTTACCAATTGGATTTGCAGCAAAATTTAATAGCAACGGATATATAAAAAAATCAATTGATGGATATTATGATAGAGATCATGATTATGCTATATCATTTTTTATAACTAGTTCTAATACTGGAGCTACTAATCAATTGATATTAGCAAAAGCATCTAGTAGTTTGCAAGCATCATATCCGTTTAAGATTGAATTAAATACCAATAAACAAGTTGTATTTACTATTGCAGGTAGTACTACATTCTATTCACAAATTACTTCTTCTATTGCAGTTTCATCTTCATGGAATCATATAGTTTGTCAAAAATCTGGTAGTACTATGCAAATGTATGTTAACGGAACATTGCATTCTTCAACTACAAATAATTTATTAATCAATACATATTCTCCATTTACCGCGTCAGCACGTATTGATAATACGAGCGATGTGTATTTAGGTGGTTTTAGCACCAATAGTTCTAATCTTACCGGTGTTATAGATGAAGTTAGAATCTTTAATAAATCATTAACCGCATCCAATATAAGTTCTTTAAATAATCGTACCGAGGGTGGAACATTATTACAAACAGCAAATGTCGGAAATGTTTTTGATAAACATGGAATAGTTGTAATTTCATCAGCTGACTATCGTTATAACAATATTATAGCAACGCCATTTACCACATCATATCGTAGTACAGTAACAATTCATGAATTATCTACTATTGCAAAAGTAGATGCTGGTGATTTTAATATGTCTATGAATTTAACATTGACACAAGATGATGATTCTACCTATGTTTCTTTCGTTAGTGGAAGTGATTTTTCGCCATATGTAACAACAATTGGATTATATGACGATGCAGGTCAATTATTAGCAATTGGCAAATTAGCACAACCGATACGCAAACGGTCTGATGTAGATATGAATTTTTTAATACGTTTAGATTTAGATAAAAATATATCTTTTAAAGGATAACATGATACGTTTAAAACAACTTCTTTTTGAAATGACTGATGCTGATATTAAACGTTGTTTAGATAAAATAAAAAATAAACAGTTTAGATTAATCGGCGCCGGAGACAATGGTCGAGTATATGAAATTGATGGTGAAGATAAAACTTTTAAAATTACCAAAGAACAAGATGAATATGAAGTTGCAGATCGAATTGTAGATCGATATTCTGAATTTACAACCTTTATTCCAGTTTATTATGTAGATGGCAAAAACATGTACATCATGGCTAATGCTTTAGAATTGCCGATACGAATTAAAAAATCAATTGATTTATTTATGCAAGATTATGCTGTTTTTGCACGTGATGAAGGTGGAGAAGTTTCTATTTTTGATTTTGTTCAAGAAACAGATTCAATTGATCCTATGATTGATAATTTTTTAAATGCATTGAAAATGGATATTGATAAATTAAATATTTCAGAATTTGATTTAGATTTAGATTTCAAATCGGATAACATCATGATGTGGAATGGAAACATGGTAATGATTGATTGGTGATCATATTTATATAAAATGAAACAAATGAAACGAAACATAGTATTAGAACAAATTATACGAAAAGCTTTGTTAGAAAACGAAGGTGCTAATATTACAGTAGAAACTGCAGTATTAAATACTCGAGAAGATGCTGAAATGGATGTATTCCATAACTTAGTATTAGAACCAAGTAAAATAAAAGACATAACATATAACAACGCAGATGGAATTGCTGTAATGGTTAGCCGTGCTTTTGGCCGCGGTAAAGACAAAGAATTTAATCTTTCTACAGAAGATTTAAAAAAATATGCTATATTAAAATTAGATTCATTATCCGCGGGACTTCAAGCAAAAACATCAACAGATTATGTTTGGATTTTGGATATGCAAGATACTAAACTAGATAAACGAGATAAACCAAAAGAAAAACGAATATTTGCAACATATCGTTTTCCTGCATTTTATATTAATAAAAGTTTAATTGGCAAATCTTTAACTACAACTACGGCAGGATATATACAAACAATTGGACGAGGTGCAATGCTTTTTGATCGTGCAAAAATAAAAGATTCGGAATGGAAACGATCATATTCAGCAACTGATCAACCAACAAAAATAGGCGATGCTACAACGATCGTTAAATCAAATTTGGAGTTTGGAACTACTTCCGGAAGCGTACCGCAGTTATTTAAATATTTTTTCACAAAAGCTTCAGCTGTTATCGATAATGCAGCATCGGTAAAAAATTCAACTAAATTTGGATGTGAATTACGTGCTGCATGTGAACAATTTCAATTTGAACAAAATTTACCAGTTACAGGTAAATGGGATGATGCATCAATTAAGCGCGCTAGCGAATTATATGCAAAAGAAATTCCATCACTTAAACCAGAAGAAGCTCCGGCACCCGAATATACATTTAAAGATACTACTAAATTAAAAGATCTTATTGCTGCTTGTAAATTAGAAACTGCAGCACCGGTATCAATTAGTACCGATTTACAATATACAGACGATGACATTATTAAAGCTACATCTACATCTGCATATAGCGATATTACTAAATATTTTCAAACTTATTTAGTTAATGTAATTAAAAATAAAACTAACGCTGCTATACAAACCGCATTAAATGGAACCGGCCAATACTTTACTAAAGTTGCTAATGATATCGATGGATATTGGGGAAAAAATTCTAAAGGTTTAACTACTAATTATAAAAAACTTACAAAGTTAAGTCCAGCTAATGGAACAGTAACATCGGCCTTTATTAAGTCTTTAAAAGATTTAAATTCACAAGGTGCCACTGTTAAAACAGAATCTCGTATTTTATTAAATAAAATTATTTTAGAACAAGTAACATTTGATTTAACTGTTGATACTAAAACTACTTCGACTGATATTAACAACGATACTAAAGTTATTAAAAAATCAACCGATACTGATAAAGATAAACAACCAAAAGATACTGATAAAGACAAAGATAAACAAAATAAGAAAACTGCGTATGATACAGCTGATCAACAAAGTACGGTTGCAAAAACACAATGGAATTTAATTTCAAATGCTATTAAATTTATGCAAGGAATTGGAAATTTAAATTATAATAATGTTACTGGGTATGATGTAGAAGATTCTATTCGTGTTATTAATAAATATATAGTTGATAATCCTTCATATATGTCACAGCGCGCTGCATACATTGATATGATTATGCGTTTACTATATGGAGATTTACAATCGGTAGCTAAAAAATTTCCTAAACAATTTAATTATTTTATTACAAGAAATAGATCATCAGCAACATCAATTGATTATCTACGAAACATACGACCATTTACATTATCATATACTGGATTAACTAGTTTATTATGGGGTAATGGACGTAAATTAGGATTAGATGAAGATGAAGCGAGAGGTATCCGAAGAAGTTTACGTTTAATTTATTCTCCTAGGTTTGTCTTTTTATCAGGAGTAACGCCAAAATTAAAACTTAGATATAATAAAAAACAAGTTGAAGATCGAATATTATATGCATATGATAATAAAATATGGGGCGACCCGGATGGTAAGCGTATCAATGTACCTAAGGCAAAATCTAAAGCAAAACCTAAAAAATAAAAATTTTTAAAATAGTTATGAGACGAAATCATTTTCATAGTTCCGGAAATTCTAAACGAGCAAATGCACTTAAACATGGTTATAAGTCTGGATTAGAATTAACAATATCTGAACAAATCAAACAAACTGAATATGAACTTCGTTATGAAACAGAAACATTAAATTACGTTGTTCCAGAGCGCAAAGCAAAATATACTCCGGATTTTGTATTTATAAAACGCAATGGAGCATTCATGTATATTGAAACAAAAGGACGTTGGACTACTGCAGATCGTACTAAAATGAAACATGTATTACAGTCAAATCCTGGAATTGATATAAGAATGGTGTTTCAAAATCCGAATCAAAAATTGTCAAAAACATCTCCAACTACGTATGAAGCATATGCTCGTAAGTTAGGAATCGTATACGTCGCAAAAAAAGAAATTCCTGCAGAATGGATGGCGGAATGCGTAAAACGAGGCGAAGAAGCGGTCGATGTTAAACGTTTCTTTAAATAAGGTTTGTTTTTTGAAAAAAAAATAATATATTCATAAAGATTAATGAAATTTATTTTATTAATAGATTGAAGAATTTATTGATTCAATCGTTAAGCCAGTAATGAAATGTATGTGTTTAACTAATATATTATATTATTAATTAATATTAATTGGATTCCTTACAGAATTTCTTTATATTATAATTGTGAAGAATCTTAAACTGTTACAATTATTAGAATCTGTTTTAGG